ATAGCCAAGCACACCAGAGGAACCTTCGTAACCGACATGGAAGTCAGTCGTGGTACCACTGTAGTCAGAACCGGTAAAACCAGAGTTAGCTTCCACATTAGCATAAGGACCAGCGAATGCGGGAGCAGCAGCAATCAGAGTTGCGGGGAGGATAGCAAGGAATTTCATTTGATTTTGAGTTTGTTTTTCTTAGAGTTAGGGAAGCCAGCCTTCATATTGGCGTATGCCTTTGGGCTGACAGTTGACTTAGATTTAGGGCGGGAGGTACCAGCCCTCTTACGCTTGTTGATGTTTTCGTAAAGACTCATGTTAGCATTTCCATTTGCGGAGGGCAAGGGCTTTACGGGTGGGACGACCCTTTTCATCTTTCATTGGTCCAGGGTTGCCAGACATTCTGGCACAGAAGGACCGCTTACGTGGACCGCCTTCAGGCTGTGGAGCCTTGAGGTTTGATCCCGTTTCACGATTGTACTTAGCACGACCAGCAGCAGTCAAGCCTCCAGTCCGGGACTTATGCTTACCGATCTTGAGGCTGACTGACTTAGCCATTACTTCTTTTTGCCTCCGCCTTTACCGGAGTACTTCTTACCACATGCCATTACCAGATACCAGGAATAATTTGTCCAGTGAAAGCGTAAGCACCGAACGCTGCCATGATACCAATCATAGCAAAACGTCCGTTAAGTTTTTCAGCCCGCTCGTTGTGCGGCACTCCATAGGGATGGTCGGTCATAATAAGAGGTGGCTCTTTAGCCCAGATGTTAGTGTCGTTCATTAAAATTCAAGTCCAGAGCGTTCCAGTTTTTCCATGATAGCCATGCGATATGCCGGGTCATCATCGTAACGTGGATCACTCATAGCCCGTACAAGTTCAGCTTGACTACGGAAGATCTCACGAGACTGTGCAGGTTTGCCTTGAATCATCTCACCTTCGTAGCCCATGTTGTCATTGTAACGGTACTGTAAAGCTTGCAGCGTTAGTTTAATAGCAGCAAGGTTGCCGGACTCAACCACTGAATCAAAGGCGCTAACCTCTTCTTCAGTAAAGTTTTCTGCAGCCCAGCCAACTAGCTGTTGATACTCATCAGGACCACCAGCCAGGTTGTAGACTTCATTGACTTCTGCTTCAGACAGTTCACGTCCAGCAGGTGCAGAGTCAACAGTATCCATATCGATCGTACCCTGGTAACGCATCCAAGCGTCAACCAGTTCACGGGAAGACATGGAATCAAATTTAGCTAGGGTTTCTTCAGAGATCTCACCAGTCTCAGCGATTTCATCATTGACGGTCCACAGGAAATCAACCTGCTCGTCTTCCGTAGCTTCATACTCTGCCTCAGTCTCGGGTTCACTGTCCTCAACTTCATTGTCAGAACGGGAACCAAGTTTCTGTTGCAGTTCAAGGTAAGCTTTCTCAAGCTCCTTTGCATCTCTGTACTTGCCAGCAAGCCTTTCCTCTTGCTGTGCCATAAGCTCTTCGCCAATAGCGAGAGACTCAGCCTCATTGGATTCGATCGACTCCAGAATCACAGAGTCATTGGTCGAATCATAAGTCATGATTTCAGCCATATTTATTCAGTAGGGGGAACGATGGCCTCACCCATCACAGAATTTACAAGTTCACCCGCGTTGGGGTTTTTAGTAGGATCAGCAAGCGGAGCCTTCAGAAGACCGGGAGCAGCTTGGAGCTGTGCCATCTCATCTTCACGAGCCATTTGGTCGTCTTGCTCTTGCTGTTGTTGATCCATGCTCTTGACGAGATTAAGGACATCAATACCTTGTGCAGCAGCGAGGCGCTTGATTGCTTCATCAGCGTTGATGTACTTCATCAGAGCTTCGGGACCAAGTGTTTGTGCAATAGTCCCAATGAAATTAGTCAGGGATTCACGGTCTTGACCGCGACCCAAAGCATTGATACCAGCAACGATGGTAGGGTTGACCAGATCACGAGGGATCTTAGGCAACTCACCAGAACGCTGCAGCATCAGCAGTTTTCTGTTTAGGTAAGGAACAAGAAACTCATTAGTAAGCAACGAGAACAAACCGCCAAGCTGTTGTTCTAGTTCTAACTGAGTGAGGCGTACCTCTTCTGCAGTTGTGCGTTCGCTTTGTCGGACAGTTAGGACAAGGAATGCTTCAGCCAAGCGTCGCTCAAGCTGCTGCATCATAGTCATTGCTGTGCTGAAGTCAGCAGTCTTACCCACTTGGATAACGCCGATGTCTTCCGGTCTTCCTTGAACGATCGCACCGTTGCCTGCCTGGGCGATGGTGGCGGGTTTAGTGGTGCTTGAGGGTGATACCACGAAGACGACCTTAGCAGCCGCTGCAGAGCCTTCTACGAGGGACTGAGAGAGTGCGTTGAGTGACTTCAAATCACCCAGGAATTCTTCGCATCGGCCACGACCGTAGCCTTCACCATCAACGGTATTGAACCGCAGGACTAGCCAGGGGCTTGCGTCCTTAGGAGCCTTACCTTCACTACCAGGAATACGTTTGTCGAGTGCCTCCTGGTGCCACATCCAACGGTTGTTGTCTAGCTTGACGTGGGTGTAGATTTCTACATCTTCGCCATGCAGACTAGAACCGATGACGCTGTTAGCTTCTCGTTCTTCGACAATACCTTTAGGCAAAAGGTTTTTGTTGATAAGTTCTTTGGTTACGATCTCAATTACGTTACCATTACCATCACGCTCTACAACATAACGGTTCAGTGGATAGTGCTTGAGACCTTCTTTACCCATGTAGATCAGGGCGTTACCACCAACAACCAAGTGCTTGAGAGCCTGGTGTACAACGACACGATCACTAGAAGCAGCGATCGAGTCCATAACCATGCGCTCAATCTTAGCAAAGCTTAGGTCAAGTTCACTACGAACGTCTGCCGGGAAGTCAGTTCCCAGCTTGTCGTCACGGACTTGCAGTTTGAAGAACGTGGTCTGCGGAGGAAGCAAACTCAACATGAGCTTTGCTGCCAACGTAACCACACCCTTAGCTCCGACTGCTTGCCAAGGTTGAGTCAGTTGTTTGTGGGTTGGCCTAATCTCATCACGTTGGATAAGGTAAGGAAGGGTCAGCTCAGAGCACTGAACTGCTAAATCTAGATAATGCTGGCGGTCACTGGTTAGATGATCGTACCTGCTTTTAGCTTTCATTTATCTAACTAGGAATGTTTGTACCGCCTGGGGTTGAACCAATGTTAAGAGGAATACGCAAAGAAGCGATGCCTCTACGGGAACCAAGGGTTCCTGCTTTACGTGGTTTATTAGGTTTGACACCACGCATACCAAGCATAGCGTTGGTGGTAACCGGGGGTGGTGTATATTTTTGAGGCTCAGGTTTCAACGCTTCAGCCAGTTGCTGGTTACGTTGTTCTGCAGCTCTCATTTGTGCTTCAAAAGCATTGGCTTGGCGAGTAGCTTCTCGCATTGCCTCTTGTTGTCTGTGATGTTCGCGCCGTGCTCCGCCGCCCATTGTTAATCTCCTTCGGAAAGTCTAGAAGCAACCCAGTCCACGACACTACGTTGACCTGCTTTGTACATGATCGAGTTAAGATCGGCACCGGGTTGTGGATTGGTAAGTGGAAAGCGTTCCTCTAGCTCAGCTAG